GCTTTTGTCCGCGCGAATGGCTTGCCTCGGTCTGAAGCCAAACCACGAATTGCCGATACGGCGTTCTAAACTCAACCCGCATTGTCGGATTGCCAGCGCGCGACACTCCAGGCTTGCACTCCATGCCGATCACTTCATCCGTTTGCAGCTTTGTCGGGTCTTTCTTCAGCGCCTTGAAATCCATCACAAGCTTTTCGTTCGGGTCTACAATCTCGCCGCGACACTCGCAGCAATACCGCGCCGCAATGTCGTTCGGTGCCTCACAATGCGGGCATTCTTTGCTTGTCCAGCGATATCCACAACGATCATATTCGCCGCGCGCGCCAGTCTGCACAATGCCCATGCAGCGCCGCCCCCAATGGCCAGACAACGGCCCGTATTCCGTCATGACCTGAAGCCCATACAGATCGAGGCAATATCCAGCCGCGTCTTTTTTGTACTCGAGCAAATCCACCTTTGCCGAAAACAGGTTTTTCGCGCCGCATTCAGGGCATGTGCATTCCAACCCGCCTTCACCGCTTGGGCCTTTGCCTGCCCGCACCACTGGCGCAAACAAGTCACCGTCGGGGCAATGGTCGGCAAGGTTGGTCGTATAATCCAAAATCAGGCAATCGGTCTTTCCGTCATCAATCCGCAAACCGCGACCGATGATCTGCTGCAAAAGCCCGACGCTTTCCGTCTTGCGCAATAGGGCAATAACATCGACGTGCGGCGCATCAAAGCCGGTTGTCAAAACTGACACATTGACCAGGTATTTAATCCGTTGCGCCTTGAACGCCTTTAGAATGCGGTCGCGCTCTTTTTTCGGCGTTTCGCCCGTGATCAGCGCCGACAATTCCGGCGGAAGGCTTGCCATGACTTCATTGGCATGTTGCACCGTGGCCGCGAAAAACATCACGCCTTTGCGGCCTTGCGCTTGCATCACGACATCGGCCACGATTGCCGCCGTCTTGCGCCCGTGGCCGTGATAGGCTTGATCCACGGCGCCCGCGTCAAACTTTCCCATGGCATTGGCTACCAGCGCGCCGGTATCGTATCCAGTGGCCCCCGTTGCGCCGATAACTGGCGGCGTGAGGTATCCAAGCCCGATCAATTCTCGCGCCTGCACCTTGTAAACGCATTTCACAAAGTACGGCTCGCGCGCCACGTCATCGCCATTGATTGAGCCATCGGGGTGCATCCGAAAAATATAGCCGCTGCCCAATCGGTACGGCGTGGCTGTCATTCCGCAAACCCGCAAATTCGGATTAGCCTCGCGCATGGCGTCAATGATCGAGATCAAGCTGGGCGTCAGGCCGTGGCATTCGTCCACAATCACAAGCCCATATTCAGCGCCAAAGCGGCTAATGCGGTTTTTGACCGTTAGCGGCGATCCAAACACGACCGGGTGCCGCAATTCTTTCCCGCCCGCGCTTGCTGAAAACATTGACGCCGGATTGCCTGTCGCAAGGTATTTGGCGCGGTTCTGCACGACCAACTCGGCACTGGGCGCAAGGCATAGCACCCGCTTGCCCGTGCTTGCGTGGATCAGCCGCGCCAACTCGGCAATCATCAACGACTTGCCTGCGCCCGTTGCCGCCTCGATGCAAAACGGCGACACGCTGCCCCGCATAAACGACCACGCGGCATCAACGGCGGCTTGTTGGTATGGTCTTAGTTGCATTGGTCTGCCTCCGCCGCTAGAATGGCGCGGCCTATGAGTTCGGGGATTTGGGGGACAACGGCGTTTCCTAGCGTCTTTATTCTGGATCGCTCCACCGAGACGGGAAGCCCATCGCCATTTCGTACAGGTGCGCCACGTTCTGCCAAGACACACCAGCTATCAATGCTTCCGTTGAAAGTGACGGCGAATGGCGTGAACGCGCTGCTAAAAACGCAGTTGTCCGCGATAGGTCTTTCCCGTCCCTTGCGTTTGGGGTAGGCAATAATCCAGACACGTTCTCTGCGATGAGAACCGCCCAAGGCCGAAGCGGGTATATTGTGCCACTCCGCATCATACCCGATGCCGGCCAAGTCTGCGAGAATTCTTCCAAACCACGCGCCGGGACGCTCTCTTGGTCCAGAAAGCAATGCTGCGACGTTTTCCAAGACAATGAATTCAAATTCAATTTCACCAGCCAGCCTAATGACATGCTCATAAAGCCCGCTTCGCGTTCCTTCGCCAATTCCTCTTTGGATTCCTGCAATGCTAATGTCTTGGCATGGAAAGCCTCCTGTAAGGACGTTTGGGGCAATTCCGTCTCTTGCCAGAATGTCGCCTGTGAGTTTGGTAACGTCTTCATAGCAAGGCACCTCCGGCCAATGTTTTGCCAGCACCCGGCGCGGGAACGGCTCAATTTCACAAAATGCAACGGTTTCAAAACCGCCCGTGCGCTCAAGGCCAAGGCTAAATCCACCAATGCCAGAAAACAAATCCAAAACGCGCAATTTTTCCATCACTTCACCTGCCATGAAAATGACGGCTTGCCGCGATATGGTTCAAGATCCGCCTTTGGTAGCATATCCTTGATTGCCTTGGCGTAGCTGATTGATCCTTGCCGATCAACGCGCGTCAAATTGCGCCCCGCGAATACCGCGTTTTTATCGCCCGCAATCCGTACCATTTCCGCGATCAATTCCGCCTTGCGCTCTTTCGCACGATCCTCGGCCTCTTGCATCTGGTCATATTCCGCCATGATCCGGTGCGCTTCTGGCGTGTCAATATCCGTGCGCTTTGGTGCCAAATGGACATCAGCGTTATGCTTCAATTCATGCAAATATTCCGCATAGAATTGGCGCAGGATAGGCATGTTTTCGGCTTGCCATTCATCGCTTTTCGGCACCAATTCGCAAGCCGTTCCTTTTGGAGACCATTGGAAAAAATACCAAGCCAAGCGGCTAGTCACCCACATGCTAAATTGCACCTGCGCAAAATAATGCGGTTGATCTGCCAGTGTTTTGAATTGCGGCTTGTCATCCTTGCGCAAGCTAAACGGGCATTTGATTTCAAGCCCGACACAATTGCCGATCAATCCGTCAGGGCTGCACCCGTCCCAGTCCTCGCGGGTGACAAAGCCAACGGGCCTTACCGTATGACCCGTTTCCATTTCAAACTCAATCAACGCACCGGATTCATTGTTGACGCCGTATTTGGTCGCAATATTGCCATCAAACTCGTTTTCAGCGCCCAAGGCTTCCCGCACCATGCGGCGCATCACATCGGCGCGCGTGGCATACGGTGCCAACCCCAAAATCGCCCCGACGCTCGATGCCGTAATCCGGCCCTTGCGCGCGTCAAACCATTCGCTTGTCCGTTGTTCCATTTCCGTCTATCCTTCGGTTTCATGTTTCGGAAAACTTGCGCGGGGCGGCTTGAATGCTCAAGCTAATCGGTCGCCACCTTCGCCCCGCGCGTCTTAGTTTGTCAGATCAAAATGGAATTTCATCGTCCATATCACGCCGACCAGATCCACCGCCGCTTTGCGCAGGCTTTGGCTTTGAAGGTGCCGCCGCCTTGACATCAATGCCCTTGGATTTTGGCGCAACAGCGCTCACCCAATTCCCTGAAATAACGCCGCCAGTTTGCCGATCCTCGACTTCCCAAACGCGCGCCGTGATGATCATAGGCTTGTTGCACAGGTGCAGCGCCAATTCATCATCGCTTGGCTTGCCCTGCTTTTGGCTCAACTTGCCGCCAGCGTTAGCATCAATCGCAGCCAGCATCTTGCGCGCCTTGTCGCGCTTTTTCATCGCCTTTTCTTGATCCTTCACGCCGGGGTCAAAATCAGTGACCCAGATCTTGTGGAAAATCTTGCGGTTCGCGTATTCGTCAGGCGACACAATCGACCACGTTGCCTTGACGTGTTCCGCGCCGCTGCCGTCCTGTTGCGTATTTGCCCATACAACGCTGTCGATGATTGCCAGCACGTTTGACCCGTCGGGAATCGGATCAAAGTTACCGCCACCGCCGTCAAATTCCTTCGCGCCATCATCAATCGCGCTGCCGCCTTCTGATAAATCCCAAAATGCCATTTTATTCTCCTTCGGTTTCTGTTGTTGTTTCGTCACTTGTCGCAAGCCAGCTTTCGCCGGCCACAATATCAGCCCCGCCAAGCGCAGGAATGACCGCCGCCAATGGATTGACGCCCGGCACAAATTCCAGCGGATCCGTGATGCCAAAGCGGTTTTTGGATACATTCGCCGCGCAAGCGTGGACGATCAATTGGCGGTCGCCCGTGCTAAACGCCTTTTTGCGCTCGCCTTCGTCGCCCTTGGTGAATGTTTCCAGCTTGAGAAACCCTACCACGTCCACGTCATCGACATATGGCGGCAAAGACTTGTCAGGCAGTCGCAACGAATAGCGCATATAGTCGTCACTGTCGGGCAGGCGCATTGTTTCAACATCGGCGTGGGCAATAAATACAACGTGCATCCCGCGCTTTGTGTTGAGCAATCCAGCCGCCTTGCGCACGCGTTGGTGCATCGCCGCAATCGCCGACGTGCCAGCGCCATAACCTCCGAGCGCTTGGTTGATGCTCTTGGCCTTTGGATCTTGCGCCAAAACATCAGCCAAAAAGATCCGTTCAAGCGCCGTGACGCTATCAATGACAAGCGTTTTATAGTCGTGTTCGTCGTGGATCAATGCCTTGAGTTGATCCCAAAGCATTGCCGATCCGGTAATCATCGGAAAGGCATCTGGCCGTCTTTCGCGCGGGATGGATTGCATCCCGTCCTCGGCGCGAATGAAAATCGGTTTCGGGAATGTTGCCGCAAGGCTTGTTTTGCCCATGCCGCTATCTGCGCAAATCGTGACCAATACAGGCCGATCCTGCGGCGTTTCGATGGTGTCTAAAAGACCCATTGTTTTCTCTCCTTCTGCCCCTTGGGCAATGCGTGGCGGGTCACGCTCTAAACCCCGCTTTGCCTTGTTAAGCGCAACGAAATTGCTTGTCAAGCGCCTTTGCGCGGCATACAAGCAACTTCACGACGCACGCACGGAAATGGATAAAACGTGGATATTGACGAAATAAGGGCCACCCGCGCCAAGCGGCTTGATGTAACATCGGAGAAAAACCCATGACAGAAAAACCGCCCCCCGTGGCATCGGCCATCGTCAAGATGTCAGCGGCGATTGAACGGGCAATCAAAAAATGCCCATCCGCCGCGTTTGAAATCATCTGCGCCGTTGTCGAGGATGGCCGCGCGGGTTGCCCGTTGCCCGTCATAACTGAAACCGACGACGACGCGCATTGGTGGGCATCCCTTGCCACAACGATTGAATTGGAGGCATACCTCTACGCCATATCAACGCGCCTGGCCGAAACCGAAATGCACAGCAAAACCCGCAAGCGACTGGTTGCCAAGCTATTTATGGGCATGGCACATGCCGATCAGGTCGCCTTTATCGCGTGGGCATCAAAAAAGGAAAATCAAGAATGAATGATGGTGATTTTGACGCAAGCGACTTTGCGGATTTTGAAAACAACGACTTTGGCAGCGAATATAAAGCCCCGCCGCCGGACAAGCCCGAACGCCCCGGCCCCGTTTTGCCGTTCTCAATTGACGGCATCGACCTGCAACGCCCGCCGGGTTTCGTGGGCGAGGTGGCCGACTGGATCGACGGGCAATGCCGTTACAAGCGCCGCAACCTGGCCGTTGCGACCGCCATTGTATCGGTGGGCAACATCGGCGGATTGCGTCACATCGACGCCCGCGATGGCGTCACTGCCAACATGATGGCCTTTTGCGTTGCGGCATCGGCAACGGGCAAAGAGGCAGTCCAGCAGGCAATGGCGGAATTGCACCGCGCGGCGGGTTTGGCGGGTGCCATGCAAGGCGCGATCAAGTCAGAACAGGAGATCATGCGAAACCTGATCGAGCATCAGCCCGCGTTTTATCTGGTCGATGAAGTCGGGATTTTGCTCGGCAAGATCCGCAACGCGCAAAAGAAGGGCGGCGCGGCATATCTTGAAGGCGTCTTTGGCGCGATTATGTCAGCCTATTCCAAGGCCAGCACGCACCTATTGCTTGGCGGCGACATCAAGCGCGAGTTGCGCAAGATATACATGGGCGCGCTAGGGCGGGCAAAGGACGACGGCGACGCGCAAACAATCGCCCGCGCCGAGCGTATG